AAGGAAGCCGCTGAAAAGGCGCTGAACGAATACAAGGCCCAGCAGACCCAGAAGGACACCCGGGCCACGAAAGCGGCGGCATACAAGCAGCTGCTGAAGGACAATGGCGTGCTGGAAAAGCACTTTGACCGCGTTGTAAGAATGACCGGCGCGGACATCGACGCTTTGGAGCTGGACGAGAACGGCAAGGTCAAGGACGCAAAGAAGTTCATGGACAGCCAGAAAAACGTATGGGGCGACTTCGTAGGCACTACGACCACCACCGGCGCAAAGGTGGACAACCCGCCCACAAACGCCGGTTCCAAAATGACCAAAGACCAAATTTTTGCAATCAAGGACGCTGGCGAGCGCCAGGCTGCGATTGCTGCAAATGCCGACCTGTTTACAGGCGGCGGAAAGGACTAATACATGGCAGCAAAAGAAAATATCACCATGACCACCGATATCACCGTAGCCGCGCGTGAAATCGACTTTGTGACCCGTTTCCAGCGCAACTGGGACCATCTGCGCACCATTCTGGGCATCATGCGCCCTATCCGGATGCAGCCTGGCACCGTGCTCAAAAGCAAGTATGCACAGGGCACCCTGCAGAGCGGCACCGTGGGCGAGGGCGAAGAGATCCCGTTCAGCAAGTACACCGTCAAGGAGAAGGAGTACGGCAAGATCACCATCGACAAGTACGGCAAGTCTGTCACCCTTGAGGCGATCCAGAATTACGGCTACGATGTCGCCGTGCAGAAGACCGATGATGAGTTCCTGTACGACCTGACCGCTCTGGTAACGGATAAGTTCTACAAGTTCCTGAACACCGGCACCCTGAAGGGCACTCCCAAGACCTTCCAGATGGCGCTGGCACATGCCAAGGGCGCGGTCGAGAACAAGTTCAAGACCATGCATCGCACCGTGACCGGCGTTGTTGGCTTTGTCAACGTGATGGACGTGTACGACTATCTGGGCAATGCCAATATCACCGTGCAGAACCAGTTCGGCTTCCAGTACATCAAGGACTTCATGGGCTACAACACCATCTTCCTGCTGTCCGACAGTGAGATCGCGAAGGGAAAGGTTATTGCCACCCCGGTAGACAACATCGTCATGTACTATGTGGATCCTGCGGATAGCGAGTTTGCCCGCGCAGGTCTGGTCTACCGGACCGCAGGCGAGGCAAGCAACCTCATCGGCTTCCACACTCAGGCAAACTACAGCACCGCAACCTCCGAGAGCTACGCCATTATGGGCGTGACCCTGTTTGCTGAGTATCTGGACGGTATCGCTGTCGAGACCATTACCCCGGGCGAGTGATCGCCCCTTTGTAAGGAGGACGCCCCATGACCGTCCCAGAGCTGTGCGTTTACACGCACAATTTTTTTGACCGGGCGGACGACCCCGTTGCCGGGGAGTTTGCTTTTGAGCCGGATACCGTGCCCGCCGGGGTAGTGCCGGGGCAGTATTTCCTTGTGTGCGGATCCATCTTCAACGACGGCGTGCACAAGGCCGGGGACGGCGATTTGACCGCCGAGACCTTCACCGGGACGGTACAGCCCATGCGCGTGCCGCCTGACTTCGTGGCGCTGGCTGAAAAGATTGACGCATACGACAAGGCGCTCCCGTCCGGCGGCGTGTATGTGTCCCAGTCCTTTGCCGGGTGGTCCGGCACAATGGCTA